CACCGCCAACGCTTCACAAGCATCCCTGTGGAGCGTTCCGTGTACTGACTGACCGATAACGGAGTCCGATCCCTAAAGGGGTCGAATATCCGATCGTGGTATGTTTGTGGTACAACCCGGCCGGGAGTGCTGGATTCCGATTGAAATCGGAGCAGCATGTCCCAACCAAGGATGGTTTGAGTAACCACAGGAGCTTTAACATCCCAGACTTTGAACTGGAGCTTTTGCAAGCTTTTGTTCGTTCGTCGGTGTTTTGGCTTCATATCTTCGGGTACGTTCCGTAAGCTAGGGCATGACAGAGTCATGTCGTCGCTCGGGATTGGACCGTAGATGGTATGCAATCTACTTACGATTTGGTCGTAAGTACGGTAGTACTGTTTATCGTAGAAGGCGTTCGCATAGGCGATCCAACTCGTATAAACATCAGGGCTGGGTAATGATGACCAGACTGTGCGCAAGCGCACAGGAGTGACGTCGGAGCCTTGGAAGGCATCCATCCCACACGACTCTCTAAAGAGTCCACCGGTGCAGCTCTTGTCGCGGTTTATCTTTAAACCAAACGATTCGAGCAGTTCGATAGCGTTCTCGGCAAAGGCCGTAGGGACTATCACATCATCACCGTACACAAGGATACTCTCACGAGTATCCTCGTCGTCGGCTGCCGCAGTAAGGATCGACCAGATCGTGAGCGCCAATATAGGGAAGCATAAAGAACTTCCCATTGGAGCAAACTTTCGTAGCGTTAATTCCTTGCCGTTGGGCAGCACCGTCGATGAAGACCTACATGCTAACAAGTACTCACTAAGGTACTCAGGAAACAGTAGGCGAACCAGATCAGTGCTGACGCGATCCGAGGCCTCGTTGAGGTCAAGGGTAGCGTACCTGCCCGTCGAGGAGCCCAAAAGAGCCCCCCGCCGATTAGGATTCTGATCTGTGAAGAAAACATTGAACTTTGTAAGCTCAGAGTTCTCTACTAGGTCAACTATGGCCTTGCCTAAACCTTGCTGGACCCATTGTTTATCAACAGGTTCGCACGATATTAGACGTGGCCCGCGCGAGTCCTTCGGAACGAGTATTACTCGAGCCGGAAGGTCCCGTTCACCGATACTGCCATCAGTATCATAAGTATCACATACGTGCCCCAGCGACGCCCTAAAATAGGCGTCAAAAGGGTACATATCAGTGATATGCGCCGAGACATTAGACCACCTGAACTTCCCAGCCATGCGTTGCTTTGTTGCAACAGCACCTGGGCCGTGTCTAGGGTGGATGTCTTTCGGGTCAAAAGACGAGAAGAGCCTCGATAAGAGGATTCTGGCCTCGCGAGCAACAGTAATAGGCGACTTATCGACTTGATAAGGTCGACGCCGCTGACCGTTGCGTAACAGAAGAGCGGACACCATCCCTGGTATCTGCAGATCTGACGTGATGAGATCTTGCTCGGTTCTCTCGAACTTTGCAATGACTTGTTGTTCCTGTTCATCGGAGTAAGGTAACTTGTACTTATAGTATAAGTACAGAAGCTGTCTTACTACACCGACGCATTTAGTACAGGGATGTTGAAGGAGTACCCCGTCTCTCGACAGTACTCTACTAGTAAACTCACCGAGGAAGCTCGGAAGTTTAGACTCAGCCAGGGTTTCGAATCCTAGCTCAGTCCCGTCTAGTGGAGCACCGCCCGCTAGCGCCCTATCAAAGGCTTTAGCAAGACGTGGTAGGGTTTTAGTTAAAAAACCTATACCTTCAGCATAAAGTCTCTTACGAACCTTTTGAAGGGTAAGTCTGAGACTCCGATGTGTAAACACCTCCGCATGTACGTTCTGAACGTCATGCAGTAGTGCAGCGATGAGGTTATAACTATCATCTAGGCTCTTATTGATTACCATAAGGTAGATCTCCTAGAGCATGTACACACTGCATGATCCATTACCCAAACGCGATCACCTCGTGTTTGATACCCACACTACTATAGCATGAATACCAACAGCGTCTATGAGCCTTCCATACGCAACGGTAGCCACCGGTTCAACCGGCGGGTATACTGCAGCCTGGCGCTCAATGACACCAACACCGCCGTCGACCCAAACGTGATGCCCGTACTCAACGGCCTAGTGAAACCTAACTGCACGATCCTCGTAAGAGGGTCATACGGTTTTGGCGCCACCGGGCCGGACCAGGCACTACGTCGGTTAACAGCGGTTGCTTGAGGCTAGCGTGAAAGGAGGCCCATGAGGGGCCTCCCTAAACGCCGATACAGCTCAGACGGCCAGGACAATCTAGAGTCCACCCGTCAGGAGCGTAGTCGCACCGTTACCAGTGCCATCGAAGAGCACTGTCGTTGCCGCACCAGTTGTGGCACAGAACGACAATAATTCAGCAATGACGTTGGTCGCCTCTGCAATCGAACTCATCGCCCCAATTGGGCAATCGAGGACGATATACGCAGAGACGGTCACTGGGGTTATAGAGTCCACGCCAGAAATGACAGTCTTGTCAAACCTGACTAAACTCCTACGCCGCAGCTTCAAGTCCTTACCGCTCTCTTGATGTTTAATCGAGAGGCGATGAGGCTGAGAGGGTGTCTCCCCAACTTGGGAAAACACAGTCTCACGGTTAGACGTGCTGAGACGACCGAATTCAATTTCGGTCCCCGCAGCGTTCTTGATCTCGTTTGTAACTAGTGTGTTGCTTAACATGCTTATTTAGTTGATTAACGTCCGTTGGGACGGCAGAATTATCTTCTGCTGTTGTTGTGGCGCCTGCGTCGTGCTATCACTAGCGCGGCGCCGAGGCTGAACTCTTCCGAATTCAACCCGCTCGATACAATCGAGCTATGCGAAGGTAGTCCTACATCACGGCGGTAAGCCGTTTGAAAGACTACTGGTAGCTGATTCTGAATGATGTAACCATTGGGAACCACGTTTCGCACGCCTTTAGAGACGACGATCCGCCTGTTCCTTTTGATCGACCACAAGAATCGACGTATGTTTATCTGGGGCTTCATGTTCTCTCCCTTAAGACTGTCCAGGTATCGGCTTACGCCGAACACCCAATCAATAGTAAAGGACCATGGAATGGCATTCCAGATGATCGCAGGGTTAAAGTTGACCCCGAGAGCGTCCAGAGTAGCCAATAGCCGCGAATGCGCGACTTGGTATCCTGAATAATTGTAATTATACTGGACTTGAGCATGAAACACGGAGGGTTCGTAGAAAACCTGCCGACTACAACCACACTGAGCTCCTGCAGCAAATTCGCTGTTATAAGAGCCACTTTGGTCGACTTCGTCGGCATCATCTGCGAACTCTTGCCACTTGTAAGCGAAGTGCTTACTCTGTGGCTTCCCCGCACGGGTAATGAAGTCGTTTATTCGACGTTCAGTCCGCGACAACGCAGCCCATATGCTGCTAATGTCAGAAACGAGGGGACGTAGGTTGAACTTGTAGTTCAAATACTGTCCCGCCGTAGTACGCAGTAGTTGCCGCCAAGTCAAGGCTTTAACACCTTGACGAAGCAATAGCTTGAGAGCCCACTTAAACTGAGGGGATCTTGCTAACTCAACTACTTTACCGACCGGTCGCTTAAAGTCCTTCAACTCCAGTAAGAAGTTGGGGACCGATAGCTCAGCCTTTATGATCGGAAGCATCGAGCTTAAAGCCCGCTGCGTAAGACCACTTAGGCCGTCAGGCGGAGGCACGAAGCCCCCATCTGCATCCGGTGAGTAGAAGACTGGGAGCCCGCTATCGAGCCGCCCCATGTCTCCGTACCTAGCTGAATGACTATACGGATAGTACTTATAATAACCTACCCAAGGGTTGGTAGCCAAACACTGATAGTACCCAGAGTCATAGACGAGGGTACCGCCAGTCAGCTCCCAACCTATCCTGGAGGATGGCTCAACTTGCGCACTACAGTAGTGCTGGAAGTTCTTCCATTGCTTCCTATTCCCGTCCGAGTTCGGAGTAATACGTTCAAACCGAGGCGAATAAGCCTCAATCGGAATGTACTTCGTAACGGATGGGTGGTCAGTCCTTGCCCCAAACTCATAGTGGTAATACACCACTTCTTCAGAGTTCAGGGGGATGGTTATTTGTCGTTCAGCGGTAGTTAACATACGTGTGGATTGTGTAAG